TGTATCACAAACAACCGCTAATGATTTTACAAATACTTTAAAATCTAAATTAGATGGTATTGAAGCTTCAGCTACAGCAGACCAAACTGATGCAGAAATTAGAGCGGCAGTAGAAGCGGCATCTGATTCAAATGTATTTACAGATGCTGACCATACTAAATTAAATGGTATTGCGACAGGTGCAGAAGTTAACCCATCTGTTGGTGATGGTGGATTAACTCAGAAAAACTTTACTACAACTCTAAAAAATAAATTAGATGGTATCGCTGCTTCAGCAAATAACTTCTCAATCGCCTTAGGTATTGATAGTGGAGAAGGTGTAGCAGTTTCAAGTGGTGGAACGGTTAATTTGATAGGTGGAACTAACGTAACTCTTTCACAAGCAGTAGGTGGTGCAGTTACAATTACATCAGCACATGGATTATCAGTTGGTGATGGTGGATTAACTCAAAATAACTTTACAAATGCTGACCATAGTAAATTAAATGGTATTGAAGCTTCTGCAACTGCAGACCAAACAGCTACTGAGATTATTGGGTTATTAAACTCTGATTTAGGTGGTAACTTTACAATTGGTAATCAATCATCAGATACTGCTACCTTTACTGGTGGTGTAACTGTAAATGGTAACTTAACTGTAAGTGGTACAACTACTACTGTTGATACAGCAAACTTAAATGTAACAGACCAATTCATTAACTTAAACGATGGTGGTTCTGCTGCCGATGGTGGTTTAGTTGTTGAAGGTGCTGGTGTATCATTTGGTTGGGATAATTCAGCTGGTAGATGGGCATTTGATTATTCAGGAGCAACTGAAGGACAAACTTCAATTACATCTGATTCTTTTGCGGTAACAGTACATAACTCTGATGAAGGTTTATCTGGTGTTAATACAGGTCAACAACAACTTGGTAATGTATTTGTAGATTCTACAAATGATGTAATTTACATTTACGCATAGTGTATTATTGATGATTAAAAAAGTTTTAAAAAAGATTATGGCAGAATTTAAAAAAATAAGAAGTAACATAAAGAGCACGGCAAGTAAAGATAAACAGATTGAATTATCATTAACGAAAATAGAGGTAGAGTTCCTCTTAAATGTTATCGCCAACTCTGACTTTAAAGGAAAGGATGTTCAGATAGTTTATGAAACGGCCGTAAAACTTCAACAGTTTCTTAAACCATAATCAATAAACTTTAAAAACCCTCACAGAAATGTGGGGGTTTTTTGTTTAATAAAAAATAATTACATATTTATTAATACATATCTTTGGATATTGGCCCCATAGTGGGGAAGTGGGCTTATAAAATATAAGTAACCAACCGTAACTAAAAGGAAAAAGAAATTATGCCAAATTGGAAAAAAGTAATCGTTAGTGGTTCATCTGCAGAACTAACAACGCTGAAACTAACAGGAACTTCAGGTCAATCTTCTGAGGCAACTTCATTAATGATTAATGGAGATGGAAGAATAGGGACTAGAGAATTAGGTTCAAACGCATTTAACTCAAACACATATAATAATTATTCATTACCGTTAGCAGCATCAGGTACAAGAGGTGGTGTTAAAATTGGATTTACGGAATCAGGTAAAAACTATCCTGTAGAATTATCCTCAGAGAAAATGTTTGTTAACGTTCCTTGGACAGATAACAACACCACTTACTCTGTAGGAGATGGTGGTTTAACACAAAAGAACTTTACCACTACTTTAAAAAATAAATTAGATGGAATCGCGGCATCAGCAAATAACTTCTCAATCGCCGTAGGGGTTGATAGTGGAGAAGGTGTGGGAGTTTCAAGTGGTGGAACGGTTAATTTGATAGGTGGAACTAACGTAACTCTTTCACAAGATGGTGAAACTGGTGCAGTTACAATTACATCTACTGATAACAACACCACTTATTCAGTTGGTGATGGGGGATTAACACAAAAGAATTTTACAACCACATTAAAAAACAAATTAGATGGTATTGCGGCATCTGCAACTAACGTAACGAATAATAACCAATTAGATAATGGTGCAGGATATACTACTAATACTGGTACAGTAACTCAAGTTTCAACTGGAGCTGGTTTAGATGGTTCATTCACAACATCAGGTACAATAACTTTAGATTTATCAGAACTTACTGATATGACGGCTAATGTAGTTCCTACAACCGATGAAGTAATCCTTTTAGATAATGGTGCAGAACGAAGAAAAAGATTTTCTGAGATATTTGGAAGTAACGCTTATAACTCAACTACAATCCCAACTAATAACAACCAATTAACAAATGGTGCCGGATATATAACATCATATACTGATACGAATACAGTAGACATGGGTGATGGATTCATAATCGCCAATTCAGATGGTGAAGACCAATTTACAATAACAGAAAATGAAGAGGTTAGATTCGCTGGTAGTGGAGCAACATCAGTAGCATTTGATGCAGAAACTCAAAAAGTAACAATTTCATCAACCGATAATAACACAACATATTCAGTAGGTGATGGTGGATTAACTCAAAAGAACTTCACATCAACATTAAAAACTAAGTTAGATGGAATCGCTGCATCAGCAACTAATGTTACTAATAACAACCAATTAACAAATGGTGCAGGGTACATAACATCATTTACAAATACCGTTGATATGGGTGATGGGTTTAAAATCGCTAACTCTGCTGGAACAGACCAATTTACAGTAACAGAAAATGAAGAAATTAGATTCGCTGGTAGTGGAGCAACATCAGTAGCATTTGATTCATCTACTCAAAAAGTAACAATCTCATCTACTGATAACAACACCACTTATTCAGTTGGTGATGGTGGATTAACTCAAAAGAATTTTACAACCACATTAAAAAATAAATTAGATGGTATTGCAGCATCAGCTAACAACTACTCTATGGGAATTGGAATTGATGGTGGTGAAGCTTCATCAGTTACTTCTGGAAACTCTATTGATTTAGTTGGTGGTTCAAACGTATCATTAGTACAAGATGGCAACTCAATTACAATTTCATCAACTGATACCAACACAGATACAAATACTGTAACTCAAATTAGAAGAGATAATGGTGGTACATATAGGACAGGGAACATCAACTTAGTTGGTGGAACAAACGTAACAATCTCAGAAACATCAACAGGTGTATTTAATATATCCTCAACAGATACCAATACTGATACTAACACATTTAGAACTGTTAAAGCAAATGATGGTGAAACTACATCAACATTAGGTGATTCCGAAACATTAGAAATCAAAGCAGGAACAAACGTTTCATTAACTGAATCAGCTGGTGTAATAACAATATCCTCAACAGATACTAATACTGATACCAACACAACATATTCTGCTGGTGGTGGATTATCTCTAAGTGGAACAACATTCAGTAACGCTGGTGTTACTTCAATTGTAGCGGGAACTGATATAACAATATCTGGTGGTACAGGTATAGTAACCATTAATGCGGCATCTCAAACAGACCAAAACTTTACAAACGCTGACCATACTAAATTAAATGGTATCGCTACATCAGCAAATAACTACTCATTTGGTGTAACAGTTGATGGTGATGAAGAAGCAGGTGTTACTATTGGTAATGGTTCTAATTTAGATATCTCAGCGGGAAGTAATGTATCTCTTTCACAAAATGCTGAAACTGGTGCGATTACAATATCCTCAACAGATACCAATACTGATACTAACACGACGTATTCTGCTGGTACTGGTATAGATTTGACTGGAACTACCTTTTCACATGATAATACTTCAGGTCAAAATTCTGTAAACAATTCTGGTAACACAGTAATTCAAGATGTTACTTTAGATACATACGGACACGTTACTGCACTAGCATCAAAAACATTATCTATTCCTTCAAACAACAACGAATTAGATAATGGTGCAGGATATACAACTAATAGTGGTACTGTAACTGGAACTGGTGTATCAAACAGAATCGCAAGATGGTCGGGTACATCAGCTATTTCATCTGTATCCGATTTAACATTTGATGGAGTAACTTTAGTGGCAGGAACAGATGGTTCTACAGGTGGTAGAGTTAGAACTGGTGATGGTTCATCATCAACCCCAGCGTTTAGTTTTGTTGGTGATACTAATACAGGATTCTATTGTTCCACTACAGATACAATTGCTGCCACAACAGGTGGTACTCAACGATTAACTATCAATTCGAATGGTATGAAAGTTAACAATGGGGCATTGGGTGTGAACGTAAACGCATCTACTACTAATGGTAGAATTGATGCATCAAATGATATTGTTGCATACTCATCTGATAAAAGATTAAAAGAAAATATTAAAGTAATTGAAACTCCTTTAGATAAATTAGATAAACTATCTGGTTTTACTTATAATTGGAACGAAAAGGCAAACAAAATTGCGGGATTTGATAAAGAAGAATCAATGGTAGGTGTGTTTGCACAAGATGTTGAAAGTGTATTACCAGAAGCAGTTAAAAGAGCACCATTTGATAACGATGGTGAAGATGGTTCTAAATCAGGTGAAAATTATCTAACGGTACAATACGAAAAATTAGTTCCATTATTGATTGAATCAATAAAAGAACTAAAATCAGAAATTGAAGAATTAAAAAGAGGTAAATAATGGCATTAGCATCATCAGGTACAATATCAGTAAGTCAAATTAATACGGAGTTGGGTAGAACATCTACTTCATCTAATACATCTCTAACAAGTTTAAATACCGGAGCTCATGTTTCTCTTAATTCGAACTCTACTTCAAAACCAAATTCATCAACACCTCACCAAATGAGTGAATGGTACTCATACAATCATTCCGCTTCTGGTACATCATATACAAGTATTGTTTTCTACTATTCCGAAGATGAAGGAAGTAAATGTGAATCAGAATCTAGTGTAACAGTTTACTATGATAGTTCAGAAGAAGTTGATGTAGATTTACAACTTTATAATGATTCAGATGGTTCTGAAACAGCCGCAGGTGGATATTACAAATATGTATTCTCAAATAGTGGTTGGGTTGTAAATGAAGATGGAGAGATTTCAGATTCTTACAGTTGTGGAAGGTAACTATCTGATAATCAACGTATTGTGATGATAGTGATAGTGTAACTCATTGATAATGAACAAGTTATGATGTATGGATTAAAAGAATATTTAGAAGGTCCTGTTGTATTTACAAAAACTGAACTATTAGAAAATCAACATTTTAATCATTATCAATCAATTATGTCAACCAATGAATCTGAGTTGATGAAGGAATCAGCGGATATTTTATGTTCCAATAGTGGTTCTGTTTTAAATGTAGGATTTGGTTTAGGAATCATAGATACATACATTAGAAATCACAATCCAAAAGAACATCATATAATAGAAGCTCATCCACAAGTTTGTGAAAAGGCGAAAGAGATGGGGTTTGATGTGTATTGTGGTAAGTGGGAAGATATAATAAAAGATTTTATAAAAGAGGGTAAACGATTTGATAGTATTTATTTTGATACATATTCTTTTAACTCTGAAACAGACCCACAATGGGGTTCTTTTACTAAATTAGTTCCTAAATTATTAAATTCAAATGGAATATATTCTTATTTTAACAACAATTCTGCTAAAATAGAAAAAGTAGAAGAAATTATAGAATCATTTGGGTGGGAAAAACACAAAAAAACAATACCAAAATCAAACATTTATAAATCTTATGAATTGATATGGTACATAAATAAGTGATTCTTAAAGATTCTCATATTTATATAAAAGAATTAGGAGATAGTAAATGGCAGTAAACATTCCAATATGGCCGGGCTCATCATCTTTCTCAGCTGGTAAAACACCTTTTGGGCATTATGATACCGATACAGAGTTTCAATCATCAGTTGATAAAACAGCTGGGTGGTGTGCAAAACGTTTGGGTTATCCTATAGTTGATATAGAACTACAGGATATAAACTTCTATGCTTGTTTTGAAGAAGCGGTAACAGAATACTCATCACAAGTAAATCAATTTAATATTAGAGAAAATTTACTTAATTTAAAAGGACATTCTACATCATCTAATCTATCACAAACTCAACTTAATGCAAATTTAGGTGGATTAATAACATTATCTAAAGATTATGGTAGTGAAGTTGGTAGTGGTGGTTCGTTAACATATTATACAGGTTCATTTTTAGCTCAACCTGGTAAACAAATTTATGATTTAAAAGATATAACTGATTCAAGTTCATCTTTAGAAGCAGGGGTAGTTGGAACAGATAATTTTGAAATAAAAAAAATGTTACACAATGCTCCACCTGCGATGGTTAGATACTTTGACCCATTCGTAGGAACTGGTTTAGGTTCACAACAAATGATGGATACATTTGGATGGGGTAACTACTCACCTGGTGTTTCATTTATGATGCAACCACTTTATGATGATTTATTAAGATTACAGGCGATTGAATTTAACGATAAAGTTCGTAAATCTCAATATGGGTTTGATATTCAAAATAATAGAATTAGATTATTCCCAATACCAAATCATACTTATAAGATACATTTTCACTATGTCTTAGAATCAGAACGAAATAATTCCATAATATCAGATTCAGTAGTATCCGATTTTTCAAACGCTAAATATGATAGAATTGAATATACACACATAAATCACGTAGGTAGAAGGTGGGTTGAAAAATATACATTAGCATTGGCTAAAGAAATGTTAGGTGCAGTAAGAGCTAAGTTTAGTTCTGTACCAATACCTAACTCAGAAATAACTTTAGATGGTGCCGATTTAAGAAGTGAAGCGGCCACAGAAAAGGAAATCTTAATTACAGAATTAAGAGAAAACTTAGAAGCTACTTCTAGAAAAGCATTATTACAAGCACAACAAGAAGAATCAGAAGCGATGGAACAAACTCTTAACAGAGTTCCTCGTGCAATTTATATAGGGTAACAAATGGCACTATTCGGTGGACAGAGAGATGCGGCACTTTTCAGAAAGATTAATAAGGAGTTAATAAACGATGTTATTGATACTGAAGTTTATTACTACAAATTAATTATAGATGAAACTAAAGCTAACCTATATGGTGAGGGTAAACGTAAAACCTACTATAATCCTATAAAAATACCTACATTAGTTGATAGAACAAATGCTCAACAGGTATTTGATGACTTTGGTTCTTCATACACTAGAAATGTAAACTTTTACTTTTTAAGAGATACATTGAATGATAAAAATGTATATCCAGAGGTAGGTGATGTTATTGAGTGGAATGATGAACAACATATTATAGATGTAACATTTACAAACCAATTCTTTGCAGGTAAGAATCCTGATACTTGGGATGGTGGTGATTCACAAGGATATAATTTATCTATTATATGTGAAACTCATGTTGCTAAGAAAAGTCAATTACAATTAAGAGACGATGTTAGAGTAGGAGTTAATAGTAATACTAACGATTTACCGATAGGAATTTAAATGGCATATAAGTATAGAACAAATAGAGATGAAAAGGTAGATTTAAAAAAAATAGATAGTTCTTTTTCAGATACTCCTGAATTGAATAAAGCCAGACAGATTTCTCGTAGAAATGATGATGTAAAAAATGCATATATTGGTATTTACGATATTGATTTGGCATTTAAAGATTTTTTAGAAAAGGATGTAAGACCAACTATTGAAGAAAACGGAAAGTTTATTCCTGTACCTGTAATGTATGCATCACCTGAAAATTGGTCATCTGCACAAAGAGATGGTTTTATGAGAGATGGTAATGGTAAGGTACAAACACCTCTTATCTCATTTAAAAGAAATTCATTAGATATTAATACAGAATATTCAAAACTAAAAGTACTTACAGATGAAGATAGTACTAGACCATTCGTAAAATCATTTAGTAAAAATAATAGATATGATGCGTTTTCTCAATTAACAGGAATGCAACCACCAAAAAAGGAACAATACTTAATAGATGTACCTGATTATGTAAACATACAATATGATTTAATTATGTGGTGTGATTATATGGAAGATTTAAATAAATTAGTAGAGCAAGTAGTTTATTTTCAAGGTGGTGCATTTGGTGATAGATATAAATTCCAAATCAAAGGGGAATCTTATTCATTTGAAACTACAAATGGAGTAGGTGAAGAAAGAATCGTTAGAAGTAACGCAACCCTTGCAGTTAAAGCGTATTTAGTACCAGAAGATAAGGGTAAAAAAACAATTAATACACAAAAAACTTTTGGATTATCAAAAATTGTTTGGAAAACTAATCTTTCAAAATAAATTTTAATATTTATATACAATAATAATATAATAAATTAAGGTTATGGCAGAAGTAAAAAACGTAAAAGAACAAGAAGTAATAAAATTTACCGAAGAAGAAATTTCAAGTATCAAAGGTTTTAGAGATAATTTCTCACAGATTACAGCTAGATTAGGTGAAATCGAAATAGAAAATATTATTTTAAAATCCCAACAATCTACTCTTGATAAACTTAAATTAGATGAAGAATCTAAATATGTAAAACTAAGAGAAGAAGAAATCAAATTGGCTGGTGAATTAAAAGAAAAATACGGAGATGGTGAATTCGATTTAGAAACAGGTATTTTCACACCGGTCAAATAAATATATCGTTTCATAATTTTCTAAGTATTTATTAGTATAATAAACCAAAAGAAATTAATAGGAGAATCAAATGGCAGAAAGAATAGTAAGTCCTGGAGTATTTACAAGAGAAAAGGATTTGTCGTTTCTACCTCAAGGGATTGGTGAAATTGGAGCAGCGTTAATAGGGTCAACAGTTAAAGGCCCTGCATTCGTTCCAACTCAAGTAGACTCATTTCAAAAGTTTCAGCAAGTATTCGGTGGATTGACAGAAGATTCATATCTACCATATACCGCTCAAGCTTATTTGGAAGATGCAGGAACTGCAACAATCGTTAGAGTATTAGGACAAGATGGATACACTCTTGAGAACCCAATTGTATTAACAGTATCATCATCAGATGGTGCAAAAGTTGCTGCAATTATACATCCAACAACACAAATTACATCAGATACAAATGTATTTGATAAAAGTACAATATCAGACCACCTTGATGCCACATCAGTATCAGCATCAATGTTTACATTAAATGTATCTGGTTCACAAACTGGAGTAGGTGTTAATATTAGTGCTTCATTAAACCCATCAAGTGATGATTATTATACAAAATCATTTGGGTTTTCTCCAAAAGGTGATGGTAAGGGATATGTTTTAGCAAACTTTAAAACATTCCAATCAGCTTCATTTGCTAATGATGGTGAGATTCCTGTAGTAACATTAGATGTTGCTAAGGATATTGATTATTCAAAAGCATATACTGAGGCAAACACACCTTGGATTACATCACAAAAAGTTGGTGGTAATACATCAAACTTAATTAAATTCCATACATTATCACATGGTACATCTACTAACTATGAATTCAAAGTAGGAATACAAGATATCAAACCAGCTGGTTCGGTTCCTGGTTCTGAGTACGGTTCATTTACTGTAGTTGTAAGAAGAGTAGACCAAGATAAGATTGTTGGTTCACCATATGTGAATGTTACGGATTCGGATATTAGACCAAATATTGTTGAACAATTTCAAGGAGTTAACTTAAATCCTGATTCACCAAACTTTATCGCAAGAGTGATTGGTGATAAGTACATTACAGTTGATTCAGATGGAAAACTTTCAACTAACGGAGATTATCCAAACAATTCAGAAAACATTAGAGTAGAAGTATCTGCTGCAGTAAGAGATGGAGCTATTGATGAATCATTAGTACCATTCGGATTCGCAGCATTACAAAATCCATTTGGAAGTGGTGTTTCATTACCAAATCCAACTTACATAGGTACTCAGTTAATCAATCAATCATATAATCCAAAGAAATTCTTAGGATTTGATTTTGATTTTGCAAGTACTGATAATAGAAACTTCTTATTACCTACACCAGATAGTTCAACCGCAATAGTGGGAACAGCTTTCTATTTAGGTGATTACTCACAAAACGTAAACGCTAACTTCCCATCATCAGCATCACCATATAGTAGTACTATTAACTTGAATGATTTAGAAACATCTATTAATTCAAGAAAATTCGTAGTACCATTTCAAGGTGGATTTGATGGATACAAACCAAATAGAATAGTTTCTATGGGTAGTGATATCACTGCAGGAAATACACAAGGGTATGATTGTTCTTCTAACACCGCAACTGGTACAGTTGGATTCAGAAAAGCAATTAACTCAGTATCTAATCCTGATGAATTTGATATCAATATGTTAGTATTACCAGGTATCATCCACAGATTACATTCTTCAGTATCAGTATTCGCTAAAGATATGTGTGAAGATAGACAAGATGCATTCTTTATTATGGATGCTTCAGCATGGAGTGATTCAATATCTACGGCAGTTAACGCTGTTCAATCATTTGATTCAAACTATGTTGCATCTTACTATCCTTGGGTTAAGATACTTAATACAGATAAAAACAAACCTGTTTGGGTGCCACCATCGGTTGTACTTCCTGGCGTTATCGCATTTAACGACCAAGTAGCCGCTGAATGGTTCGCTCCTGCTGGATTGAACAGAGGTGGATTAACTTCAGTAATTGAAGCTAAGACAAGATTGACTAGAGTTGAGAGAGATTCACTTTACGAAGGTAGATTGAATCCAATCGCTACGTTCCCTGGACAAGGTGTTACTGTATTTGGACAGAAAACATTACAAGCTAAACCATCTGCATTGGATAGAATCAATGTAAGAAGATTGTTAATTGCTGTTAAGAAGTTTATTGCTTCTTCAACTAGATACTTAGTGTTCGAAAATAACACTGCGGCGACTAGAAACAGATTCTTATCAATCGTTAATCCTTACTTAGAATCAATTCAACAAAGACAAGGTTTATATGCATTTAAAGTGGTGATGGATGAAACCAACAACACTCCAGATGTAATTGATAGAAACATTATGGTTGGTGAGATTTTCTTACAACCAGCAAAAACAGCAGAATTCATAGTTCTTGACTTTAACGTACTACCAACTGGGGCAGCATTTCCAGAATAGTATATAACTAATAATATCAGCTCCCCTAAAATAAATTAGGGGAGTTGGTTATTTTTTAAAAAGAACTATATTTATATTAAAGAAAGAATAACGGAGAAAACTAAATGGCACAACTATTAGACCCAACAGAAGTAATGTTCACATCATTCGAACCGAAGATGTCGAACAGATTTATTATGTACATTGAGGGTATCCCAGCGTATTTAATAAAAGCCGCTAACAGACCAGAAATAACAAACGGAAAGGTTACAATTGACCACGTTAACGTTAGAAGATATGTTAAAGGTAGAAGTGAGTGGAGTGATTTAACAATTTCACTATATGACCCAGTAGTTCCTTCAGCAGCACAAGCAGCTATGGAATGGGTAAGATTACACCACGAATCAGTAACGGGCCGAGATGGTTACTCTGATTTCTACAAAAAAGATATCACATTTAACAGTTTGGGTCCTGTTGGTGATAAAGTAGAAGAGTGGACACTTAAAGGTGCATATATCCAAACCGCAAAGTTCTCAGATATGGACTATACTGGTGAAGATTTAGCAACTGTAGATTTAACACTTACATACGATTACGCAATACTACAATACTAAATACGGATTGTAATAAAAATTGACTATTGAGAAACCCTTACAGAAATGTAGGGGTTTTTTCGTTTAATTAATTATATTTACATATTTATATATGGTTAACCAATATTAGAAAAAGTTTTAAAACGAGAAACGTTATGAGTAAAGAAAATTTAACAGATGAATACCAGAGTAATCTTTCCAACGATGAAATGGTGGAACTTGCTAAGAAACAATACGAAACAAAGCAAGTATCCGATTATAAATTTCCAACTGAATTAGTAGATTTACCATCTAAAGGATTAATTTATCCTAAAGATAATCCATTATCTTCAGGTAAAGTGGAAATGAAGTATATGACAGCTAAAGAAGAAGATATTCTTACAACACAATCATATATTAAAGATGGAACAGTATTAGATAGATTATTTCAATCACTAATCATAGGTAATGGAGATGGAACTCCAATCAAATACATAGATTTAACTACAGGTGATAAGAACGCAATTATGATTGCTGCCAGAGTATTAGGATATGGTAAAGATTACAAAGTAGAAATCCAAGACCCATTCTCAGATAGTAAACAAGAAGAAACAATTGATTTAACTCAATTCGAAAATCGTGAATATGATGGTTCTAATCAAACAGAATTACATAAGAATGAGTTTGAGTTTGAATTACCTAAATCTAAGAGAAAAATTACTTTTCAAGCAATGACTGAATCAAAGGAAAGAAAAGTAAAACATCAAGTAAAGGCCATTGAAAAGGCAAGTAGAAAAACTAAAGATGTAACATCAAGAGAACTAACTACAAGATTAAAGAATATGATTCTTTCAGTAGATGGGGAATCTGATGAAAAAATTATTAAAAACTTTGTAGACAATGAATTATTTGCGTTAGACTCACAATCTCTCAGAGCGTATATTAAGGATGTAATTCCAGACATTGATTTACAGTATGAATTTGTATCTGAAGAGACTGGGGAAAGGAGAGAAATGCTACTGCCAATGGATGCGGGGTTTTTTTGGCCTTCATCAAACCTATAGGAAGCATTTACACTCTCACATATTTGACCTCATTTATCATGGAAATGGTGGATTCAATTTTACGGATGTTTACAATATGCCAATATGGGTTCGTAAGTTCTACATCGGTAAAATAATTGAATTTAAACAGGAAGAGAAAAAGGCAAATGATAAAGAAATGAGAAAAGCTAAATCAAAATCAAGATAAGAATTGAAGAACCTAACTATTTGTTGGGTTTTTCTATATTTATACACAGATAAACTATTAAGGGAACATAATGGCAAAGAATATAATTGAAAAATTAGAAGCGAAGGGTATGAACGAAATATCTATTAAAAAGTTTATAGGTAAAATCGTTAAAGCTTACAAATCTAAAAAGTTAGATAAACTAACTAATGATAAAGAATACCAATCTATGGTCAAAAAGTATAATCTAAATATTCCAAAATGGGGAGCAGAAGATGCATCTTCGAAGGATGTTGCTGACCAAATTGCAAAAACACGAGCTAAGTTCAAAAAAGCAGGTTTAAAATATTAATAAAATAGGTTGTTAGATGGCAAAACTATCAAAAGATTCGAAACAAAGAAAAGCTGATAATCTGGCCCAAGCGGCCCATGAGGAGAATCTTGCCGATTTGTTAATGAAAAAAGTTGGTAGTTATAAAAATATGTCTACCCATCAAAAAAGACTTCTTTCCGATTTAAAAGGAGAGAAGGATATGACCAAACAGATAGAAGTGATTCATGCCGAAAAAGAAAAAATAATAACATCCACTAATAAAAAAGTTATAGAAAACATGGATGAGTTATTAGCTAACTTAGATAGAGTTGAAAAAATAGTCAAAAAAGAAGAAAAACGAAAAAAGATTGGCGATGAAATAAAAGATACTGGTAAAGATATTGCAAAAGATTTAGGTTCTATGGTTGGGTTATCTAGTGAGGTTACATCTGCATTAATGAAGGGTTTTTTCGCAATCGCTGGATTTTTAATAATTAAAGAAATAGCTCAATTCTTTATGAAAACTTTCACCGCCGCCAAAGGTCTTAGTACTGAATTAGGTGTGGGGTATGGTGAAGCCGTCAAACTCTCTGCTCAAGCAAAAATGGCCACCTTCTCTTTCGAAGGTATGATGTTAGGTGCTGATAAAATGAACTCAGCAATGGAGAATCTTGTTAAAACTACAGGTAATGTAAGAATGTCTAATCGAATGATTAAAGATGTTGCTATGTTAACCGAACAAATCGGTTCAACTGATGCTGTAAGTTTAACTCGTTCATTAGATAATGCTGGTCATAGTACAAAAGATTTGATGGCGTTTGCAAAAGAACACGCCAAAATAGTTGGTGGAACTTCTGCAGATGGTATGAAATTCTTAGCTCAGAATCAGTTTGCTCTAAACGATATGACTGAGGATGATATAAAACTTCAAATTGAAAAAGGTATTCGTATGAAGCAAATTGGTGCTGATATGGAGGCCGTCAACAAACTTGCGAGTGAGGCATTAGATATTGAATCATCTATTAAAAATGAGATGAAACTCAGAATGATGACCGGCAAAGATATCAATATGAATGCTCTCAGAGCCGCTCAAGTATCTGGTGATTCTGCAAAAATAGCAGAAGAACAGGCAAAGTTAATAAAAGATTTAGGACCATCTCTCGCTACCAATCTTCAAATGCAAAGATTAATCGGTGATGCCACAGGTATGAGTAAAGAACAAATGTTAAACTATGCAAATGCCACAGGTGAAGCGGGTGATAGAATGAAAGATAATACAGCTGAGGCCGGAATGTTAAACGGAATGTTTGATGGTATGGGTAATATAGTAGGAACTGTTTTATTGGCCATTGCTGGATTAGGAGTAGCAATGTTAGCATTGTGGGGAGTATCAAAATTATTCTCTTTCTTTAAATTAGGTAATCCTGTTACAGGTTTTATTAAGGATTTTGGTGATAAAGATGTACTTATGGGTGCTGCCACTATGGTATTAATAGCTGGTTCGATGTTAATATTCGCAATGGCGATGGGTAAATTTGGTGAAGTTATGAGTGTCGAATCTGTAATGGCAACTGTTATAGGTATGGGATTACTCGGTGGAGCTATGGCATTATTGGCTTATTTGGTTGGAAATCCACTAACCGCAGGCTTTATGTACACAGCAGCAGGTGCTATGTTACTCATGGCTGCCTCTTTCTTAGTATTTGGGTTCGCAATAATGGCCATTGCTAAAGGTTTAGAAATGATGGCCTCATTAGGTGATAAAATTGGTGATTTATTTAAAGTATCAATGTACTTAATTCCAATTGGAGCGGCCCTATTGGCATTTTCCTATATGGCCGCAGTAGCTACTCCTCTTCTTCAATTTGCTGGAATTGGGTTCTTAATATTTGGAGCGGCATTAATTGGATTAGGTGTTGCAATGGGAGTGATGGGTGCTCTTTTACCAGTATTTGTTGCAGGATTAACATCGTTAGCTAGTGTCGCTGGTGAATTACCATCATTGGCCTTAGGATTAGGTTTACTTGGTGTGGCATTAATTCCATTTGGATTTGCTATGAGTTTAATGGCAGGTGCACTTCCTGGTTTATTAATATTTGCTGGTG